TTACGTAAAAGAATTTATAGATAAAGATCGTGCATTTGGGGAGTTAGGACATCCCGAAGGCCCTACGATTAATCTAGACAAAGTGTCTCATATGATCACCACATTAAAGGAAGATGGTGATAACTATGTGGGACGAGCAAAGATTTTAAGCACTCCAAACGGTGAAATTGTAAAAAATTTGATCGATGACGGTGCTAAATTGGGAGTTTCTTCAAGAGGATTAGGTTCCTTAGAACAGAAAGGCAATTCCCAATTTGTAAAGGATGACTTTCAGTTAGCAACCGCAGCTGATATTGTTGCAGACCCTTCTGCTCCTGAAGCCTTCGTAGAGGGCATTTATGAGGGTGTAGAGTGGTTATACTCAAATGGAGTGTTAAAGGCACATACTATAGAGAAAATGCAACGTGAATTGAAGGCAGTGAACCTCAATAAGCTGGAAGAACATAAATTAAACCTATGGAAAAGGTTTGTTGAGAACCTATAACATATAAATAAAAAAGTATATTGAAAAATAACTCAAACAGGAGAAAAGCATGGCAGAGTTAGAAAATAACCTAGAGAACACCGAGGAAGAGGTGGTTGATACAGTTGAGACTCCTACTGATACAGTAGAGCTTGCTGAGAAGACTCCCGAAACTGGAAGTGAGAAAGGTGACAAATCTGCGCCAAAGCAAGGTTCGTCTGACGAAGAGAAAATCGAGTCAGGAAAAGGCGACGTCGTTAAACCTGAGGAAAATCCTGTTGACAAAGCTGTAGATGCAGTAAACAAAGCAGCAAGTGATGTCCCTTCTAATGAAGGTAATCCTGCTAAGAAAAATGCACCTGCCCCCGAAAAAGGAGATTCTTTGAAAGAAAAAGGAGACTCCGAAGAAGATGCGACCATTTCTAAAATGGAAAACATCAAGGAAGTTGTCAACAAATTGAAAGCAATGTCTAAAGAAGATGTGCAATCAATTTTTAAAGGTTTGAACGAAGACGAAATTGACGAGTCCTTGACAAAAGCAGAAGTCGCACGGAAGATAGTAGAAGCACTTAAAGGAATGGACGAAAAAGCAGTAGCTGAATTCGTTGGAAAATCCTTTAAAGAAGAAGTCGAAGAAGAAACTACTGATGAAGTAGAAGAAACTGTAGACGAAGAAGCTTCTGCTGAAGTAGAACAATCGCTAGTTGAGATAGAAGTAGACGACGACCTATTGAAAATCTCAGAAGCACTCGAATTATCAGACGAGAATGCTGAAAAAGCCAAGACAATATTTAAAGCTGCAGTAACATCTAAAGTTACTGAAATTAAGGCTGGTCTTGACGAACAGTATTCCGAAGAACTTAAAACCTCAGTTGAGAAAGTTAAGGGCGACCTCACGGAAGCTGTTGACAAATACTTGACTTATTGCGCGGAAGAGTGGACGAAAGAAAACGAACTCGCAATAGAGAGAGGTTTGAGATCAGAAATGACCGAAAACTTCATCGATGGACTGAAAACATTGTTCGTAGAACATTATGTTGAAGTTCCCGAAGACAAGTATAATGTCATTGATGAACTCGCAAATCGTCTCGACGAGATGGAACAAAAACTCGACGGTGAAGTCCAAAAGAATATGGACGTAACCGAAGAGCTTGATTCTCTCAAGAGAGGCAACGTGATAAGAGAAGCCTGTGAAGACTTATCTGAATCACAAAAAGAGAAGATGGAATCACTAGCAGCTGGAGTAGACTTCACGGATACCGAAGATTTTGCCGACAAAATTGGCGAAGTTAAAGAAGCATACTTCAAAGTTGATGGTGAAACTGTCGCTGAAGAACCCCGAGTAGAGGAAGGGGAAGGAACTTATGCAGATGAATCATCTGATCCAGTTCTTGATCCTACCATTGCTAGGTATTCTGAAGCAATTAGTAAACTAAACCCATTATAATTTTAGAGGAATAACCTAATGTTTTTATCAGAAAACTTACAGGAAAAGTGGGAGCCGATTCTAGAACACTCCGATCTGCCAAAGATTGAAGACAACTACAAGCGTGCTGTTACTGCAGTTATCCTAGAAAACCAAGAGAAAGCACTCAATGAAGATCGCTCTACCTTGGAAGAAGCTGCACCTTTAAATGCTACTGGAAGTTCTGCGATTGCAAACTGGGATCCGATTTTGATCTCATTAGTTCGTAGAGCTATGCCAAATCTCGTTGCATACGACATTTGCGGTGTTCAACCGATGACAGGCCCGACAGGACTTATCTTTGCTATGAAAGCAAGATATAACGACTACCCATCAGTAGGAAGAGAATCTAAATCAGAAGCTCTTTTCAACGAAGCAAGGACTGGTTTCTCCAGTGCTGCTCAAGCTACTGGCGATGGTCTTGGTTCCGACGACATCAGTGATCCTTTTGATACAAGTTCTCCATCCTATGCGGATACAACTGGTAGTGGTATGACCACTGCTAGTGCAGAAGCATTAGGTGATGTAGAAGCATCAAACGGTTTCGCACAAATGGCTTTCACAATCGAGAAAGCTACTGTCACAGCAAAGTCCAGAGCACTTAAAGCTGAATACACTTTAGAACTTGCACAAGACCTCAAAGCAATCCACGGTCTTGACGCAGAATCTGAATTAGCAAATATTCTTTCATCTGAAATATTAGCAGAAATCAACCGTGAAGTTATCAGAAATGTTAACATTCAAGCTAAGGTTGGTGCTGCTGCTACATCCACTGCTGGAACATTCAACTTAGATGTTGATGCCAACGGTAGATGGTCAGTTGAAAAATTCAAGGGTTTGTTGTTCCAAATCGAAAGAGAAAGCAACACAATCGCAAAAGAAACACGTAGAGGAAAAGGGAATTTCATTCTTTGCTCTTCTGATGTAGCTTCTGCATTGTCGATGGCGGGTGTATTAGATTACGCTCCTGCTCTTTCTACTAACTTAAACGTTGATGACACAGGCAATACATTTGCTGGTGTTCTTAACGGACGAGTTAAAGTCTATGTTGACCCATATGCTGGTGTTGACTACATGACTGTTGGATACAGAGGAAGTAATCCATATGACGCGGGTCTTTTCTACTGCCCATACGTTCCATTGCAAATGGTTCGTGCGGTTGGTGAAAACACTTTCCAACCTAAGATCGGTTTCAAAACCCGATACGGAATGGTTTCAAATCCATTCGTTGGAAGCTCACCGTCTGACGGCCTTGCTACCGCTGCAACAAATCAATACTACAGGAAAATGGTTGTTAGCAACATTCTGTAATATAATTTGATTCAAGTTCAAAGCTAAAAGAGGGTCTTTCGAGACCCTCTTTTTTTTGTTATAAATATAGTTAGGGAAGTCGTAGACAACCCACACACATACACACACAGGAGGATATCATGGCTACAGGCAAATCAGGGTTCGAAATCAGAGCCGACTTACTGAATCAAGCACAATCACTCATTGAATCGAACATTCAAAGAGAGTATGACGCTGTCTACTTGCATAACGATAACCATCCCGACAATAAAAAAGGATTTCCCGAAAGGCAAGTTCTTGTTGGTGATGTTATTCAAGTTGCAAAACAATTCAATGAATTTGTGAAAGAACAAGAATAAATTCAGGCGGGGGGTGGAAGCCCCCCGTTTTAGTTAGAATCGCTCTCCTTGTTCGCCCGTTCTAACCGATGATACAACTTCTGAAATCATTTCATATGGAACAGTGTAATTTACCATTATCCCAACCTCGTTGCCTCGTTGACAAACGGCTTTTTTGGGGTTTAATTTTTTAACATACATTTCAACGTATCCTTGAGGAGCTCCCATTTGAACCTTAACGATATCACCACAATTAATTTTGGTTCTTTTATTAAGGCTAATGGCTTTACGTTTTTCTTGCATGATGTAATTGAACTCATGACAGAATTCGTTCAACATGTCCATATCATCTTGAGATTTGAGAAATTCGACAACGTCAACAATGTTCATTACGCAGCCTCTCCTACTTCAACAATGAAATCTCGGCAGAGATCATCAAAGTCAACGAACTCTTCCCACATTTCTGCTTGTTCAGGCCCGTCGAGTTGGATAAGACCTTTGAGTTGCCATACCTCTCGAACCATGTTGGCTTGAAATTGGGCATCGTCCTCATCACGAGCCACAATCCAAGTCGTGATAGAACGTCCATTGTCCCATCGTCGGAGCCACACTGTAAAGGTGAATTCACCTGCTTCCATTTCATTTCTCGTTTCTTTTTTCATCATAGCTATTATAGGCTATCGCAAGGGCCAAAGTCAAGGTTTTTTTAGACTGATTAGCAATATAAATAGATATATGATATACAGGAATGATTGATGCCAATATGGGGTGCTTCACGAAAAAAAGAATGGGCAAGCAAAAAATGCACGTCTCAGGGAGCTGGTGGGCGTGGACGAAGAGTCAAAATCAGCACTTCTACTATGAATAAAGACAAAAAGCGGTCACATAAAGCATACAGGGGACAAGGTAGATAGTGCCAAATTTAGAATCATTTATATCTAGGATGTGGTTAGATCATTGTGATGAAACAATGGATCACCTAGCAACAACCTACACATTAGAAGAATACAAAACTAAATACCACGATTGGTTAAAGAAACAATACGTGTTAAAGCACGGAGTAGTGTAAATGGCAATTAACAAATCCATACTCAATAGAAACAATTTCAGACTTCTTATTGATAAAGTTCCGACTGTAGAATACTTTATCAAGACTGTAAATATTCCCGGCCTGACATTTTCCGAAGCAGTTCAGCCGGCTGGCCTTGGTCTAGATGCATATTTTCCCGGCGACAAAGTAGTATTCGAATCTTTGAATGTAACCTTCTTGGTAGATGAAGACCTTGCAAACTTTAAAGAGATATATGATTGGATGAATGCAATCATTCCCATTAGCAAGTCTTCTGATTTTAAGTCATTCACTGGGTCAACTACTACAACTACCGGCGTTAGCAGCGGTGCTACAGGCCTCCTACAGCAATATTCCGACATTACCTTGATCACTAATACCAATAAGAACATCCCAAATCGTTATTTTAGGTTCCATGATGCATTCCCTATATCCCTTAGTGGACTAGAATTAGAGAGTGGTGCAGACGGAGAGCCTGCTGTAGCAACGGTTGAATTCAGATTTACCTACTACGACATCGAAATTACTTCCTAAAACCATCTATATAAATACCAGTATTAGTGGTATAATTAAAGTATGAAATTAGATGACCTCAAAGAAGAATGGAAGAAGGATTGTGAGATTGACGATATCGAACTAGATAAATCGTCTTTAGAAATCCCAAAACTACACGCAAAATACTCAGAGCTTCTTACTGACTCTATTATCCAGCAGAAGAATCTATCCTACAGATACAATACTTTATTGAAAGATAAGTGGTTGTGGTTTAATGGTAAGATGGATGAAGAAACAATTAAAGAAAAAGGGTGGAAAGATGATCCATTCGATGGGTTAAAAATCCTTAAAAATGACATGCAGATTTTCTTTAACGCTGACCCTGAGTTACAGCAAGCTAATGCACAACAGGAATATATGAACATCACTGTGAACTTTCTAAAAGACTGTCTAACCAATATTACTTGGCGTCATCAAACAATCAAGAATACGATTGACTGGCGTAAATTCATGGCGGGACAATGAGTAAAGAAGACCCATTTCCTTGGGATGATCCAGCATTAATTTATATTGGTGCTGTTGTAGGTGTGGCATTTATTTTTATGTTTGCTAAAGAAATTTTTGGATTTTTTGGTGTATAATGCTTTACAATAGTTACATGTATTTAATTCCAAAGTATTTCAATGAACATGAAATAGGTCAGATAGAAGCTCTTGCGGGTAAAAAAAATATACAGACCAGCAAGATCGGCCCAAGTGTGACTGATCCCGATGCAGAAACCCAAACTGGAAATACTGACGAAAGAATTAGACAAGCGACTAACGCATGGATAGAACCAAACGAACTTCCACAGAATATTCATGATAAGTTATGGGCTGGAACTATGGAAGCCAAACAATCATGTGGTTGGAATTACAATATCGAATACATGGAGCCCGGCCAGTATACCATATACGAAGAAAGTCTAGATAAATTTACTGGAGATTTCTACACATGGCACACTGATGCTACTCCTAATCTTTATGATAACGGTATGCAAAGAAAGATCAGCACATGTGTTCAGTTATCTGATCCCGATGATTATGAAGGTGGATGGTTTGAGTGGATAGAATCCGAACCTGTTTTTAATAGAATTAAGCTCAGCGACGGTTATTTAAAGATCGATGATTTTATACACACCATTCCATTCTCC